AAAAAAGGGGGATGTTTTGCCATCCCCCTCCTTTTCTTATTCTCCTTTGTATGCGTTGAATGCGTCCATGTTTGGCATGATTGGCACTCTTTGGTTGTACTTTTTGAAGTTTCCTGCTGTGTCTTTGGCTGCTTTGCTTGCCTTTTCTGCTGCTTTTTTGGCTGCTTTGCCTGCTCCCGCAAGTCCTGCGCCTAGCTTGCTTGCTGCATAGCTGTACTGTTGCGCCTGTTTTGCGCTCGAGGTTGCTAGCTCGCTCGCTGCCTGTTCCCAGCTTTTTGCATTCTTAAACTGTTTTGCGCTCGTGGCCTGTTTTGCCAGCTGTAAGTATTTGTCTGCCAGCTCTGCTGTGTTGTTGCCGTATTCGTACATTGCGGATACGCTTGCGGCCTGTGCGCTCTGCTGGTTATAGCGTTGGCTTCCAATGCTTGCTGATGCTCCCGATGGTGCGCTTGTTGCGCCGTTGGTCGCTGCTAGAATAGGGTTGATGCCCGCTGCAATCATGTCCTTTACGGTGTCCTGATAGGCTGTCCCGCGCATTTCCTTTTGAAACGCTCGTTCTGCTGCTGCTTCTGCGCTGTTGTACTTCTTGGCGCTTGCTTGGCTTCCAGCATTTGCGAGGTTGCTCAGCAGTCCGCTCATCATTTGCAGTGCGTTTGCGGTGTTTACGCTGCTCTGGTTGCCGAATGTGGCAATGCCTGTTGGCGTGCTGATTTGTGTTGCACCGATTTGCTGTGGTGCTGTCACACTGCCGGTTGTGGTCTCGCTGCCGGTTGTGGTCTCGCTGCCTGAGCCTTGGCTGTTTTTGGCGCTGCTTATGTTGCTGTTTGATATGATGCCTGTTAGCATGCTCAGCCCTTTCATGAGGGATGGCAAAAGCTTTAATAACGTTTCCATTCAAAAATAGCCCCGCTTTTGCGGGGCTTCCTCCTTCTTTAAATTCTTTCGATTCCGGGAATGCTGTAAATAGGCATCTCGCGGTACCAGTCTTCTGTGAAATAGAAGTCGCATAAGAACTGGTGTGATTTGTTGCTTGTCACTGCAATTGTTCGGTCAATGTTCTGTGTTCCCTCTTGTATCCACTCTGCTGAGAGGCGCGGTAGTTTTTCATAATCGTCTGCATAGTGCCATGCGTCCAAACTTGTCTTGTAGTTCGATCGCATTTCTCCGGTTACGTAGGAAGGCTTGTAGCGGTAGTCCGCCCAAGCCTCCTGATAGCCGAAGATTTCTTCGTCTTCAGGTGTGCCTTGTGCATAGATTTCGCGGTTATACACCGGCTGTTCGCCTAGTGCTGCTAGTCTCGGGTCGTAGTATGTGAATCGCCCGCCACGTGTCCACTTGGTTGCCAGCCCCTGTTGGTAGCTGTGCTCCACTCGTACCACTGCCAGACCGATTATATAGCCGTATTCCGTTGCTGCATAGTCCACCATCTGTTTGCTGCATGTGGTCAGGCTGTATGCTGCTGTATTGCCTAGTGCCTGTCCGGTTGCCGGGTCTGTTTGGCTTGTTTGTACGACTTGATTGACATTGATTGCGATTCGTTGCCCGCCGATGTATTCAGGAATTTGTAGACGGCTGTCCGGGCTCGTTACACCCCACGTACCAGACAGGAATTCACGGTATCGCGTGCCGTTGCGTGCATCTGCTTCAAAGATGTGCTGTAAGGCGATTGCCATGCGCAAATCTGCAATGCTTATTGCGGTCACGTTGTTCAGGTTGGCGTACAGATTGCCCATTATGATGTTGTTTCCTTCCGGGTCGGTTTGTGCGCCGTTGGTTTCTACACCCGACAGTTCTACCGCCGGAAATCCCGGTGTTGGGTGTGAGTAAATTCGGTTGAACGCCCGTCCTGCGCCCACGCCGGTGCCGTTGAACCAGATATCTGTTTTCATGTTATACGGTTCAACTTTGCCTGTTTCTATGTTGTAGTTGCCCATAACTACCGGTGCATCACCTGTCAGGCTGATTTCTATAGGGTCATTTTTCAACGGCGATGGCAGGCAGCTCGTAAAGTAGTCGTGAAATTTCCCCGCTTTTGCTGGCTTCATTGCGTATAGTGCTGCTTCTGATGTTTTTGTGGTAATTTCTGGTTTATTGACGTAATTTTCTGCGTCCACGCTTGGGTCTGCTGCTTCTCCTCCTTCGTCAGTTTTCTTGTATCCCAGCATTAACGGCGCTTCAAGGTTTTCGTCCCTAAACCACTCGTTGTATATCATTGCGTAGGCGCGTGCCGGCAGTGCGTTTACTTTTTCAAGTGGTGTTTTTGTTGGGATTCCAAAGTAATCTCCGATTGTTCCGTTTTCAATGCCTTGGCCTTCGATTTTGCAAGTTGGCGTGCTGTATTCGGTTTTTTCTGCCCAGTAGTTTGTATCGTTCTCGCCGAACATGTTCTCCCAGTGTTCCCACAGCAGACGGCACGGAACAAAGAAGAAATAGGTGTCCATGTAGCAGTTATCCATGATAGGATAGATGGGAGTGCTCATACGAATAAGGCCGTTCAGTCGTACTTTTGCGGTATCGCCCGGAAGCACTTCATCACAGTAGATGGGTACAAGGTCACCTTCGTTGATGGTCGTCAACAGCTGGTGACTTCTGTCGAATTTGCTTCGTGGTCGTTCCATTCGCGGCACTTGCGCGAAATGGTTTTCACTGTTTCGGTTCGTTTTCCTTCACCTCCTCTTTTTTTTCTTCTTCTTTCGGCTTCGGCTGTTCGGTCTGCTGCACCTGTTTCAGTTGTTCCAGCGTTTCGGCTGCAGCTTCGGCCTTTTCGTGCATCGTCACGATGTTCTTTGGCAGATTTTCGAGCTCTGTGCCTTCGGTGTATACCATGCTCTTGGCCTTGATGCTGGTATCCCCCGCTTCCAGTCGTGCGATTGCGCTTGCAAGGTCGTAGCCCTCGCCTGCTCGCTGGATTTTTTCGTATGTGTTTTCGTCTGGCTGCGGGATGTAGTCGGTAGTGCCGTTCGGTCGTTTGACTGCTTTCCATGTTGGTGCTGTCATGCTGCCCGGATTGTTCGCCACTCTCTCGGTTGGTGCTCCGTAGTACCGCACCAGTTTATCAGGATTTAACATTGGCCGTCTCCTTCAGGTCGATGAGCCGTGCGATGTGTTCAGGCATCGCTTCGCTCATGTAGCCCGTTTCGGTGTCGAATTCGCCCAGTTCTACGAGCGAAATATCTTCGATTTCGCTCGGCTTGCTTTCGTTTGCTTTCCAGCGTGCCGTTCGCACTGCCTGTGCCCTGTTGTTCTGCAGAAATGGCTGTGAGTATCCGTTGGTCAATGCATCGTGGAATGAGTAGAATTTCAGTTTCATGTTTTTTCCTCTTTACTCTTTGTCTTTGTTTGCATCCTTCAGTGCGTGGTAGATTTCGTCGAGCTTTTCAAGGATGTTCATCATCAGCGCAATTGCTTCCTTAACGTCCTTTACCTTGATTAATGCCATTTTACGTCCCCTTTCTTTGTTTGTATGGTTTATAATCTGATTCCGCCTCTTGATACCTTCGGTCGAACGTTGATGTTTTTTACTCGCTTTGCAGTCTGGGTAAAGCGCTTCTGGTCGCCTCGACCCGCTCCGCTTCTGTGTGCCATTTGTTTACTCCTTTATGTGTTTTTTCTGTTTCGACCATCATTTGTTTTTTTTGGTCTGGTCTCTTGCGTTCCATGTTTTCATTGTTGATTCTCTTTTCCAGGTTATGGCGTCATTTGATTATCAGTTGATGCTGGTAAGTTCCATTTTTACATCCCCTTTCTGTATTTTTTTCCGCTTCGCACATCAAAATGTACCCAAGTGTTGTATACGATAATGCCGCATCCATCCGGGACGATTTCATCCAGTTTTTTGGCAAGTTCTTTTGCGCTCATGCCTTCGGCTCGGATATCTGCTGCCATACCGCGCATGTGGTAGCTGTATTTTGCTCCGTTGCATTTTTTGTTCCATTCTGGTGTTCTGTATCCGCTGGTGATGATTACCGGCTTTCCTATTTCATGTCGGAGGATGTCCAGAATGGAATATAAGTAGTCGTCTATGAACACTACTTGACTGCCGTCTTTACATCCAAATTCTCTTACCCTAAAGTATCTTCCTAGCTTTACGTTTCCATCTGTGCTCATGATATAGCTTTTAAGCATTTTTGTCAATCTCCTTTTCTGTAAAATACATTGCTATGGTTTCAATTTTTTGTAGCGAGTAGAGACCCGGGTGCCGGTTCGCGTAGTTTTTTGCTCTTTCTTTTGCATATTTT